GGGCTTTTGGGTGGGGTGGACCGTTCCCGACTCGCTACCGATGCTCAGGACTTGGCGCGGATACCCGGTGAACTCTTGGACATACTCCGCGCCCGCCGTTCGTAGGGAACCCCTGTTGGAGCTGGCCCCCGTATCGCCACGAAGGGAGTCGCCACCCACAGACGCCCCGTTTCGCCTTACGGCGTCGATCCGTACAAGCCCCTGCGGGTTGTACGTTGGGCGGCTGCGGTAGAACACCACGACGTCCTCAACGCAACGAAGCGGCTGCAACTTCGCGTTGGCAAACCCGGTTACGCGGGACTTGACCCACACCCAGCAGTAGCGAAACTCGCGCATGTTGCTGGAGATCAGCGCCGTCGTGAACGGCTGGCTAGCCGTCAGAACAATGGCCGCGTTCCGCTTTGCCACCCTGCGGTACTGCGCCCACAGCGGCTCGAACGGGATCACCGTGTCCCACTTGCAGACCGTCGTGCCGTAGGGCAGGTCGCAAAGGATCATGTCGATGCTGGCATCCGGCAGCCCTGCCATGACCTCCAGGCAGTCGCCGAGGTACAGTACCGCGTTGCCGATGACGACGGGAGCATTCATGGCTCACTCCTCCCCTTCGCCAGCGCAGTGCCGGCGATACGGTGGATTTCGGCTAATGATAGGTGCGTGTCTCGCTGACCTTGCCTGATGGATGACTCGGCATCCACATTCTGGACAGATCATAGTCCGATACTCCTCATAATTTGATCGACCCGGGTGTCGGGCCGGGCTATATGTTCAAGCTCCTCCTCGGCCACTCGCAGGCGGCCCGACGGCAGGCGCACGACGGCGATGAGGCCGTCCCTGGCCCATCTCCGGAGCGTGTCCGGATGCACGTCGAGCCGCTGTGCGGCGTGGCGGATGGAGAGGAGCATTTTTCACCAAGCCTCGATGCCCGGGAAGGGGCACCACAGTATCGATCCGACCGCGCAGCCGTCGCCCCAGGTGGGCGCCTCGATCTTACCCCGGGGTATCGGGGCCAGGGTCAGGCCGCGCCTCTCGCGATAGGCCCGCCGGTTCTCCCTGGCCTTTTTCCGCGCTCTCCCCACCCGCTGCGCGGGCGGGTCCCCGTGCGCGGGGCCGGGGCGCGCGCGGCGGCGCGCCGGCGGTGGGGGCAGGGCTGGCACGCCACAGCTTATTTGCCTTGTAAGCGCGCGGCGGCGGGTCGGAGCGCCACCGCTACTGCCGCGCAGCGGACCATCCGCTGCAACCGGTTGTTAGGCGCCATGCCGTCACCGCCTCGCCTGCCACTTCCGCATGATCTCGTACGCATCCGCGAGACGCCCGCCGCAGGCCGCAAGCCACGCGGGGGGGCTCGATGCGTCAAAGGAAAGCCAAAAGGTGTCGGTGCCACCCTTGCCGGTGTGCTGCGGAGTATGGCCGATGACGTGCTGCCGGAGCACGGCCTTGGAGATGACCCAGCAATGCGCGTCGAATGGCGAAATGCCAAGACAGACGGCGAACTCGTAGTCTTGATCTCGGAGCTGTTGGAACTTGTAGACGCCGCTCTCCCAGAGCGTGGAGAACTTGATTTCGACGCGCCTCCCGGCAATGACGCGGTCTGCCTCGGAGTTTGAACTGCGCGTAACATCGAGCCCCTTGGCCGCGCACCAGCCAGCCACGAGTTGCTCGCCGATCTTGCCGACCTGACGGGACGGACGTGTCCGAATCCAGGCGAAGGGGCTTCCCGCCCAAGGGTCGTCCGGCCCCTCGCGCACGTAGTCACCCTTGAGGGTGCCCGCGATCGTCGCGAGCATCAGGACCTCAGGATCCTTGGTCTGGTATTGCACTCGATCACTCCTCCTGGGCGGCTGGGGCTGAGAACAAGCCGCGCTGCTTTTCGACCCTTTGGTGCGGCGCCGGATCGAATCCGACCCACTCGATCCCTTCGACACCGTCGAATCGCCGGGCCATGACTGCGAGAGCCTCCGGGTTATTGTCGACGAGGATGAAACGGCGACCGAACTCGAGCGCCGCGGCGCCCGTCGTTCCGCTTCCGGCGAAGAAGTCAAGTATCAGGGCACCCGGCCGTGTCGATGCCTGGACGATTCGACGAAGGATGCCGAGGGGCTTCTGAGTCGGATAGCCCGTCTTCTCCGAACCGTTCGTGGGAACGATCGTGTGCCACCACGTGTCGGTCGGGAGCTTCCCACGCGCTGCTTTCTCCGGCCCGACGAGCCCGGGCGCCATGTACGGGATGCGCTCGATCTCGTCGACGTTGAACACGTAGTTGGACGGGTCCTTCGCGTAGAACAGGATGTTGTCGTGCTTCGCTGGCCACCGGTTCTTCGGTCGGCCGCCGTAGTCGTACGCCCAGATGATCTCGTTCAGGAAGGACTCGCGCCCGAAGATGCTGTCGAGGAGCACCTTGCAGTAATGCACCTCGCGGTAGTCCACGTGAAAGTAGAGGCATCCGTGAGGCGCCAGGACGCGGTGGGCCTCGGTGAGGCGCGGTTCCAGAAAGGCCAGATAATCGTCGAAGAGATCGCTGAAGCGCTTCGTTCCCACGACGATGCTCTCGTAGCGATGGCCCTGGAATCCGACGCGGTCGCCGTCTGCGGAGCGAACCGTCTTGAGCTGCGTGCGCTGCTGGACCTTCCCCGTGTTGAACGGAGGATCGATGTACACGAGGTCCACGGACGCCGACGGCAGCGCCCGAAGCACGTCAAGGTTCTCAGCGAAGTGGATTCTGCCGATCACATCTACCTCCATCCGATTCCTGAACCTCGTGCTCCATGGCGCCTAACTTTGCCGTTATCTGGGCCTTAGTGGTGATTGTACAGCCAGACGTAGCGATGAATCGTTGCGCCATCTTCCCGCAGGGCCGCAGCTCATGGCAGACGCCGCCGCGATAGTCACACTCGGGCACCATGTACCGGGCGAGATCCGGGTCCACTATCTTCATGTGGTCCTTGATGTGCTCGAAGACGAGGCGGGTCTCGGGGTGGGCCTTCATGCAGAGCCTCTTCCTGGCCATGTTGATGATGGCCTGGGCGTTGATGAGCATGGCGTGATTCACGGGAGTGTTCCGGTCAGCCACGGTCTCGGCCCCGCGGTCGTCGCGCATGGTCTGAACGAAGTGCTCCACTCCGATCTTGTGCCGGACCATGTGCACACTCACGAAGCTCGGAATCCCCATCATCTCGATCCAGAAAAGCTGGGTCCGCATCGGGCTGTGCTCGCAGCGATAGATCTTGTCCAGGCTCATCATGGAATCGACCTGACCGTGCGTCGTGAACTTGCAGGCCTGGCGCAGGAGGTCCGTACCGGTCAGTTTGGTAATGTAGATTCTCATCCGATCAACCTCCAGGCCAGGATGACCACGGAGACGGTGAGGGCCGCGCTGATGACTCGCCAGGCCCGCAGGCGCTCCGAGAGCTTCCTTCTCAAGCGATCCGCGCACTTCTCGCACATACCATCGTCGAGGACGTCCTCCGCCGTGATGAACTTGTTGCACACCTCGCACCGAATGTTGTGAAAGCTTTTCATTTCTCCTCCCCGACCACAGGTCTTACAATTTGTTCGATCTTCAGGAGCCGTTCGCTCCGGTCCTCGGCCAGACGCTGCCACTTCTTTTTCTCTTTCTTGATGGCGTCGATGGTGTCAAGCAGGTCCAGGATGGTCTGCCTGGGCCAGCCGTGCGTCGTGGTCCGTTCGTTCTTCTGCCGCAGGGCGGTGAGCTGGTCACGGGTGAGCATCAGGCCTCCATACTGCTTCCGGAGCTGATAATTTGCATTTCTGGCAATGGAATTTATTATCTGTTTCCGTTGTGTAATATTTATGTATTTTGCCACCACAGATTGGACATTCTTCTGTACTGTTCATATCGTAAATTCCTTCCCACAATTCCAACATTTGTAGGTATAGAAGTGAGACGGATAACCATCACCACCTTTATTTTTTGGGTAGTCATGGAAATCAAATCTACCTTTAGACATTACACAAACATCAGGAATTTTACCAAAACCTAAAATAACTTTAAGTTTGCGCAGGATGCTCATTTCTCCTCCAGTTTGGCGAGGGCTTCGTGTAGATACTGAAATGCTATCTGCAGTCGGCAACCACTATTTATACACTCAATACAGTTATCTATTGCCTCTTTCAACCCATCCCGCTGCGGATATCCCCATACAGATCGGCCCACATCTCGTCCCAGTATTCATCATTTCTGACCTTGCATTCCGGACATGCGTTCACCCAGTTCCTTTCCTCTTCGACGTATTGGGTGCGTTGGTGATAGTGGACCACGTCGGCCCCGACCTTCTCGCAAAAGTCGCATTTGAGTTCGTTGCTCATAACTACCTCATTTTCTGTATCTTTTTGCTCTGTAACCCTCCGCCGAAATTGGCATACCCTCAGCCCACTTGGGCACCTCGGACATGATCGCCTCCATCTCCTCGACGCTGCCCCAGCCCTCGGGCACCTCGGCCACGATCTCGTCATGGACGTGTAGGACTGGACGGTAGCCAGCAGCCTCGCAGCGGATAAGGCCCAGCGCGAGCAGGTCGCGGCAGAAAGCCTGGGTGGCATTTTCCGCCCATAATCCTCCATGATATGAACGCCTTACCCACTGTTTTGTCGTGGAGTCCACAGTCATGGCCGTGACCATTCGCTTCTCCTCGCCCCACGGCGTCGTGACCGGCTGGAGCCTGGGCGCGAAGTACCAGAGAGGCCTGCCACTCGGCAGGATCATCTGCAGGAACTTGCCATGCAGGCGGAACTTGATAGCCCTGAACTTGGTCTCGACGCCCTTCTCGACGCAGAGGTATGCGGCCTGTTCCAGACCCTTCCACAGGGCCACGGTCTTCGGTCTGGCCTCGCGCCACCCGGCCACCGCGTCCTTCATCTCCTGCTCGGTCATGCCCATCCGGTCGGCACCGAAAGCCAGCATGGCTTTCCAGCTTCCCTGATATCCGCAGGCCAATTCCGCCACCTTACCGACTTGGCGCTTCTTCTTGTCGATCTGGTCGTATGGCTCTTTGAAGATACCGGAAGCGGCGACACGATACGGGTCGAGCTTGTTCCGGTAGCCTTCGAGGACGTGCTCCTCACCGGCTAGGAAAGCGAGACCCCGGCCTTCAATAGCCGAGTAGTCCGCCGCGATCAGGTCGTGGCCGGGGGAGGCGATGAACAGCCCGCGCAGGCAGGAGCTGATCGCATCCATCGGGTCAGACCACAGCAGTTCGATCCATTCCGAGTCACGCCTGGGAAGCCAGACGTCCAGGATCATATCCGGGGCCAGGGTTTCATTTCCGCGGGGGAAATTTTGCGGCTGCGGGCCCTTTCCGGTCCAGCGACCAGTGCTGGCGCCGTGGTACATGAACATGCCCCTGAGCCGACCGTCCCTGCAGGCGAAGGCGCGGATGGCTGCCAGCTTCGCCGTCGATGACATGGACAGGCTTTGCCGGATCTCCAGCACCCGGCGCACTGCTGGGTCGATCTCACCGGACAGGGCGTCCTCGACGTCCTGCTTGGTCAGCCCGTCCACCTCGCAGCCATTCTCGCCCATCCAGGCGGTCATCTTGGCGACCTGCTTGGCCGTGCCGACTGCCCCGCCTGTCAGCTCCTGCAGCTCCTCCTGCAGCTTCGAGGAGTGCTCCTCGATGATGGCCCCGGCGTGCTCGACGCTGGTCAGGTCGGCCAGGATGCCGCGATCGTTGATGGTCTGGTCCAGCTCCCAGATTCGCCTTTCCATCTTGGGCAGGGGTGGCAGCTCCTGGGCCAGGGCGTACTCGGCCTCGACGTCCTGAATGCAGTACCTACAGAGGCGCACCAGATCCTCGGCGCTTTCATGCCACGCAAAGAACCGGTGGTAGTCGGGGCGCAGTTTCCCCGGGGCGCGAGGGTCGCACTTGAGCGCGGACAGGATGGCCTTGGCCTCCGACTTGACCTCTTCCTCTGTCATGCCGAGTTCTGCTGCCAAGGTGTCCCGCTCTTTCTTGCGCAGGGCACGAGGGCGGCACATCTTGAGCATGAGCTTGTAGCCCTCGGCGTCCTTCTGCTGCGAGACGCCAAGGGCCTTGCAAGCACCGTCCAGGCTGCGCGGCAGGGCGCACATGGCGGCCCGTGCGGCGGTGTCGTCCCACTTGGAGATGGGGATCTCCGGGAAGCCGCGGCGCTTGACCATGTGCTCGGTCCACATGCATCGCTCGAAGCCCGCATTGTGCGCGTGGATGTGGTCGGCCATCTCTATTCGGAAGCGCAAACCCTCGTCGGTCAACCGAAGCCCGTCATACGGAAACTCGACCCACTCTGGCCTCCATATCCTTGTCGCCCCGTCGTCCACCTTGATGGCCAGACAGAGCACCTCAGTGTCCGGGTGCTCGGCGTAGGCGTAGGCCCCGCATTTTTTGATGTCGAGGGGGCTTCTGCTCTCAAAATCCAAAAAGACGTCCATGTCTATGTCCTCCTCGCCCTATCCCGAGCCATCGGGCCAGGGAGAGGAAGAGGGAAGGCCCGAAGGCCCTCCCCGTGTTACGAATTTATCAGTTCGTGATACCTGACAGCGAAGCCGTACATTTCCAGGAACTTCTCCTGCGCGGCGTTCAGGGCCTTGTCCGGAGTGGCCCCGTAGCCGTAGATGGCCTCGCCCCACTGCAGGACGATGCGGGCCGCGAACTGCGACGGGCCAAGCTACGTGACGTCCCTGGCCTTGACCAGAGCGTCCTGCGCGGCCTTCTCCTTTGCCCGGGCCTCGTTGACCCGCTCGCGGGCCCGCTCTTCCCCGGGGAAGCGGCCGCAGGCCAGGCGCTCACCCATGCTGGTGCAGGGCTCCTTGTCGAAAAAGCATGTCGAGTTGCCCATTACGCACCAACCTTCGATGCCTTGAAAGTGACCTTGATGTGCTCGGGGATCTCGACGGGCGCTCCGGTCTTGGGGTTGCGCCCCATCTTGGCCGGAACCAGCTTTGACCGGAACGTGCCGAAGCCGCGCATGACGACCTCGCGCCCAGGATGGCGCATCTGGCCCTGGATGATCTTGATGAAGGACTCGACGGCCATCTCGGCCGCCGTCTTGGACACGCCCATCTCCAGGGCCATGTGTTCGATCAGTTCTTTCTTGGTCATGGTAGATCTCCTTGAAATGGGGCCCCGAAGGGCCCCGGGTTGAATTACAGGTCCCAGTCAGACCCTTTCTCTTCGGTCTGGTAATTGCCGGGGTCGTCCGCGTCCGCAGCAATGTCCGCGAAGGCGTCCGCAGCGTCGTACTTCTTGCCGCCGCCGATGGGCTCCCCGTCCGCGTACTTGAGCAGGTTCTCAAGCCGGAGGCTGACCCCGCGCTTGATGACCTTTCCGGTCTTGTCGTCCTTGTACTCCCAGCTATAGGCGCTGATCTGGGCGATGCAGTAGCAGCCGTCATACACGGCGGACTTCAGCTCTGCGGTCGGGATGGGCTTCTTGCCCTTGGTGGCGTCCAACACCGTGACGGCGTACTTGGTCGAGGCCGTTGCCCAGATAGTATCGACGTACTCGGCGTAGACATCGCCGGTCTCGGCGTTGATCTTCTCGTTGCCGTCCTTGAGCGGCAGGGAGAGCTGCGAGGGCTTGAACTTGTCGCCCCACTTGTCCTTGATGGCCGCTATGATGAGGGCCTTCAAGGGCTTGAGGTCGGCGTCCTTGGGGAAAAGCATGGTGATGCTGAACTTGCCCTTCTCGTCGGGTTCAGCCAGTCGGGTCCAGCGGGCACGGAACTTGGGGGTGAGGATAGGGTCGATAGCCATGGTTGTGTCTCCTGTAGTCCAGTAGGGGTTAGAGGTCGTCAAAGTTGAAGGGGTTGAGCGCGGCCGGGACGACCGCGGGCCTTTTGTCGGATTCAGGCACCAGGGTGAGCTTGCCTTCCGGCGTCTCCCAGAGCGCAGCCAGTGCCTTCTTGTCGATGCCCTTGATCTTTTCCAGCTTGGCCGGGGACAAGAGCTTTTTCTCCCATAGCAGGTCGCCCAGGACGCCTTCGAGCTGGTTGATCACCAGGGCCTCAGATTTCCATTTGCGGTTCGCCTTCTTCCGCACCAGCTTCCAGCCCGGGGTGGCTTCCCCTCGTTCGGCCAGTTCCTGCAGGTATTGGAAGAAGGAGGCTTTGTAGTCGTCCAGGGCTGTCAGGAGGCTTGCGACCTTGGCCCGCTCCTCGGGCGTCATGTCCATCGGGTTCGGGAAGGTCAGAGTCGGGACCTCGGCTGGTACGATGTCGGCGAAAGCGACCTGGGCGACCTCCAGGGCCTGCCCCAGCAGGGCCGGGCAGACCGCTTTTGCGGCGCACCAGCGGCACTGCTTCTCGCCCGGGACCAGGGGGGCGTCCTTCTTTGTGGTGGCCAGAGCGGCCGGTTTGACCGTGCCCTTGATCCAGTCCTCGATATAGCCCGGAGTGGTGTCCCAGGTCATGATGCCGCCAGATCGATGTCGGGGCTGGGCGATGCCGATGCGCACCGTCTTGACCCACGACTTGTCCTTCAAGGCATGCAGGACCGCTTCCGCATACAGCATGGCTTGAGGGTTCTCGTCGGGGGCGACCAGGACGCCGGCGCCGTGCTTGTAGTCCCAGACGTACAGGACGCCGTTCGCCTGGTCGTGGATCTGCGCATCGCAGGTGCCAAACATGCCGCTCCAGACATGTTCGAGGGACAGGCGCTGCTCCGGGATGATCGGCAGGCCAGGTTCGCGCAGGGCGTCGAGGTACATTTGGACGGACTCGACCATCTCGTCGTTGACCTCGAAGCCGTCGAGGTTGATGGAGGTCAGCGGGTTGGTCCAGAGGACGCCCTTGTCCATGGGCTTGATATACCAGCCGAGATACCGGGCGGCGTCAAGCTTTTCGATGATGCACTTCTCAGCCAGGGCGTGGGCAGCTGTGCCCTCGTCGGCATAATAGGTTGAAGGCGGGGTCGGCAGGGTGGCGCAGAGCGCCACCGAGCCGGGACAGTTGATCCACCGTGATGCCGCGCTGGGCGACAGTTTGGCGTGTGCGGCCATATCCTACAGCTCCTCATCCTTGGGCTCCCACCCGGACTTGCATGCTTCCACGACGCTCTCCCAGTACTCTTCGGCGATCTCGTCGGTCTTCTTGGCCCCGCCGCCGTGATGGGCCATCAAGGCGCGAGCATCACCCTTCGGGTCCGCCGATCCGCCCTTCATGCGGGCCTCGGCGTAACTGGCCACGGCGGCCTTGACGTCGGCCAGGGTCAGCTTGGGCTTGGCCGGCTCTTCCTTCTTGGGCTCCTCGGCCTTGGGGGCTTCGACCGGCTCCGTGGCCTTTTCCTTCTTGGCCCGGGTGGACTTGGGCTTCTCTTCGGTCTTGGGGGCTTCTGGTGCGGCGACGTAGACATTCTCGACCATGTTTTCCTTCTGGAACTCCAGGTAGGCCGCCTGATTTTCCGCGATCTTTTCCTGGGCCACGACGAGACGCTCGAACAGACAAATGACTTTTTCCAACATGATGAACTCCTATCTATGGTTAATGGTTGATTGAATTCGTTGACCGATCCATCTCATGCACGGCACGGCCATGCTGTTACCGATGGCCCTGTAGCGCGGGCCGTCCGGGCAGTCCTCGGCGGGCTTGTTGCGCCATGGGATGCGGGTGTAACCGCGGGGAAATCCCTGTAAAAACTCACATTCCTCGACAGTCAATCGGCGGACCGCGTAAGTTCGGTGTGCTGATTGCGTTTCACTGCCAGAGGATCGCCCCACTTCTTGAACCGCTGATAGTGCTTGTCGCAGTAGCCCAGCCCCTTCTGAGGCTTCCCACAGATCGCGCATGAAGCGCGTGGCTTGTGCTCCCGGTTGTGACAGCTCCGACAGATACGCTCCAAGTTCTCTGGTGAGTTGTTCAGATGGTCCCCATCCTTGTGGTGGACATCCCTCGCATTCAGTTTCCCGCAGCGACTGCAAGAGCCAGGCGGAACTATCTTCCTGGCGTGATAGTGCGCAGTAGACCACCCAATTTCTGGAGAATGTCGCGCATCGAAAGCCCGTGCCATGCAGTCTCGATTGCAATACTTGCGCCGGTTGAAGTTCAGCAAAGATTCCAAGACTCCAGACGCAAAACGCTTCCTCTCCAATTGCTTCCCGCAATATTCGCAATGCTTCAATGGGTCTGGTTTTCTCAGCATTGGCATGTTGTTTACATCCTATCTGGCTTTGATTCACCAGCACATGCTGGTCTGCACCCGTTGATAGGGTGAACGCCATATCGTCACTACCTAGGTACCCCTTGCCGCCACCTTCGCAACCGCATCTGACCTTAAATGCGCGGACCACCATCGGCGTGTTACGCCCACTCGGGTTGCTGTTTGTATTGAGCGTGCCTGAAACATTCCTGTACTCTGCAATGCCGTTCAGACAGGCAACCACAGGGTCTTGCCCTCGCGTTTCGCCAGCACGTTCAAAGCCGCGTCCACTTGCGGCAAGGCAAGGGGCAACGTCATGCGTCAAGGCTCCTGCCTGGGTTCCCGCTCCGCGACTGCGGCCAAGGCTTGCTTCAATTGTTCCGGCAGGGGTTTTCCCCGCTTCTCGGCTCGGCGGAGTATCCCGGCGCACGCCTTCGAACTCAAAAAGTACCGCTGCGGGATCGAACCCTTCTCTAGCACTTGCGACAACGAACACACGGCGGCGTCGTTGGGCCAGGCCGAAATATTGGGCATCAAGGACCCGCCACGCGATTGCCCGCGCGGGTCCATACACAGCACCAGCGTCCGCCCATCTTCCCCCTGGTGGGAGAAGCGGCACAGTTTCGCCGGCAAGGAATCCCAGAAAGCATCCGAAGGCATTGTCCTTGGAAGACAAGACTCCGGGGACGTTCTCCCAGACGACCCAAGGGACTTGCATGTCGTCGGCCAGCTTGGCGAAGGCGAGGGTGAGATTCCCCCGCGGATCGACAAGGCCCTTGCGCAGCCCCGCGATGGAAAAGGCCTGGCAAGGAGTCCCGCCCACAAGAACATCGACATCACGATACTGCTCTCCGTTGATTTTGGTCATGTCGCCCAGGTTGGGCACGCCGGGGTAATGGTGCGCGAGCACCGCCGCGGGGAAGGCTTCAACCTCCGCGAAGGCCACCGGCTCCCATCCAAGCGGATGCCAGGCGACCGTCGCGGCCTCGATGCCACTGCAAACTGACAGGTATTTCATAGACCTCGACCTCCATCCATTATCTTTCCGACGGGTCCACCTCGCGGTCCAGTGCGCGGTCGCTGATGTCCGCCTTGCTGACCAGGGTCTGGGCCAGGACGGCGTCCATGGACCCGTCGAAGACCAGATACTGGACCAGCACGCTCTCGGTCTGGCCGATGCGGTGCGCCCGGTCTTCGGCCTGGGCCATCCAGCCCGGTGTCCAGTCCTGCTCCACGAACACGACCGTCGAGGCCGCGGTCAGGGTCAGGCCGACGCCGGCCGCCTTGATGTTGCCCAGGAAGACCCGGCAGCCAGGATCAGTCTGAAAGCGATCCACCGCCGCCTGGCGGTCGGCTTCCGGCGTCTGGCCCGTCACCGTCGCGCAGCCGAACTCGGAGAGTCCTGCCTGCAAACCGTCAATCACGTCGTGGTGGTGCGCGAAGACGATCACCTTTTCGACGGAGTCGAGCATGTCCTTGATGTGGTCCAGGGCCTTCTCCACCTTGGCCACGCCCAGGTCGTGGCGCAGCTTGGCCATCTCGGTGAAGGCTGCGCTCTGGCCTTCCAGGGCCCTGGCGGCCTCCTCGAAGCCAAGCTGCTCGATGAGCTTCTTCTCGGCCTTCAGGATGCTGCTCGCGCCGTTGGCTCCCAGCGGGATGATCTGGCGGCGCTTGGCCGGCAGCTCGGTCAGCACGTCCTTCTTCAGGCGCCTGACCATGAACCGCTGGCGCATCTTGTCCTGCAGCTCCTCCAGGTTCGAGGCCCCAGTGAAGTCCCAGACCATCTTGCGGCCGGCCCGGATCTGCTTGGCCCCGCAGTATCTCTGCGCGAAGCCGAAGAAGTTCCGGCCAAGGCCCTCCGGGTCGATGGCGTTGACTATCGGCCAGAGTTCCACGGGGCGGTTCAGGATCGGCGTGCCGGTCAGGAAGACCCGGCGCTTGGCTGGGATGGCCAGGGAGGCTACCGTGCGTTTGGCCTTGGGGTTCTTCAAGTACTGGCTTTCGTCGTAGACCGCGATGTCCCAGGTCCGCTCGGTCAGGTCAGCCCGCTTCCAGACCATGTCGTAGTTGATGATGGTCAGCTCGACGGTGCGGGTCAGCCACTTCTCGGCCTCGCGCTGCCAGTTCAGGAGCAGGCTCTTCGGGGCCACGACCAGGACGGTCTGGATGGAAGGCACCGCATTTATAATGCCGAGTGCCTGTATGGTCTTGCCAAGTCAAAGGCCCATTTCGTCAGCGATGAGAACACCGCGAACGCTATGGGCCGCCTCCTTTTGGTTGAGGGTTTTCATGGCGTAGGCGATCCCGGCCCTCTGGTAGGGCCGGTAGGACAGGCCCTCGGGGGCTGGTATCTCGATTTCGGAATCCGTAGCACGGCTTGCCTGGAGCGTTTCCTTCCAGGCCGCTCTAGCGTTGAGGGCGCTGGCCGCCATGTAGTTGATGAGGCTTTCGGCTTTGCGGTGGTCCGTCGTGTACCAGAGCTTGGCGTCCGGGTCCCAGCGGAAGCCGGCTTCCTTGGGCAGGAGCCGCTCGGCGTAGGTGCCGCTCCAGACGTACCGGCGGCCGTCGTGTTGCAAACTCGCCATGGTGCTACCTCCTCACATCACAAACATTAAGACGATGAATGCCCAAAAGCCCACCAGTGCCATCAGTATCCCGACAGCTTCACAGCAGATTTCCTTGAACCAAGCTCGGCGCTTTTGGCGCCGGACGTGCATCGGGTCCAGAGGGCTCTTGCCCTCGTAGAGCAGTTTCATTTGGCCTCCTCGAAGCAGGTCAGCTCCATGTGTCAGTTCGGTACCATCAGCCAATAGTGCCTTGTAGTTCTTCTTGGCCATAAGATCCTCCTCGTTGGTTTGGTCGGAGCCCGAAGGCTCCCTTGAAATCAGCGAAGATTCTTGTCTCGTTTGTATCCGGCAGGGAGCGCACCCACGCTTTACCGGAGATGTTGTGCCGGGTCTCTTCGGGGTCTAGTTCCCGCCTCGGCTTGTGGGTATTCGTTTTTCAAAGAGCTTGCCGGAGGCCTTCATCGCCTCGGCAAGTCCTTCTTATTGCCTTTGGGGGAAATCTGTCAAGCAGAAATTTTCTTCGGAAGGAAATTATTTTTTGCGAGGTTTCCCAGATATTTATTTTTCAGGGGGACAAATTCTTTTTTTTGTCACGACCAGCCTTGCCGCGAGGTCTGTCTGGCCTCCGCGGCCTTCCCGCTTCAGAAGCTGCTCCAAACCCCCTTTGATATAAGTCACTTATAGCCGCCAAGAACAAAGTCTTTGACGGCAGCTATGCACTCCTGTATTTCCCCTAGGGTAACACAATCCGAAGGAGGTTTACAATGGCAACGTGGAGAAAGGGCGAAAAAGCGGCTTTGGCCCGGGCCGCGGGGGTCAGCCCCGGGCAGATCACATACTACCTGAAGAGGAAGAAGCGGGCGAGCGCCGAGACGGCCATCAAGCTCGGACTGGCGTGCAAGAAGATGTGTCTGCCCATCAAGCGGGAAGACTGGGTTTTCACCCACGAGACCGAGAACCCGTATTTCGAAGGCAAGCCCCTGACCGGCGCTTGACGTTCTTAAAAGAAAGGTATACCGGAGAAACCATGAGACCGAGAAAAGAAACAAACATCCGGATCTGCGGGCACTGCGGACGGCCACTCGAAAGGAAATACCGGCCGAGCGGCAGACTTGAGTCCATTGAAGACTTCGAGAAGCGCAAATACTGCGACCGGGTGTGCATGGCGTTTGGAATGTCCAAACAGAAGTGAGGTAAGTATGTGCAAAATAAGGCATACGACGTTTGCAGCCGCTGCCCGTTACGCAACCAGTAGAAAAGCGAGGTAGTTGTGGGAAATATCAGAAATTATGGAATGAGAACGGACATCAACTGCTCATTCTGTTCATGCCAAGCAACAGGTTTTTGGTCGAAGGGCGACATAGAAATATTCCTTTGCTCGAATTGCGCTAAGGAGATCCTGCCAGCTCTTTATGCGGATACGATTTACCGGGAATCCGCGCACATGCTTCAAGCTGCGAACAAAGCCGTCGCCGATTTTCTCTCGGTGTTCTGGCGTGCGCTGTTCCTGAATACAAACAAGTCCTTCCGGGAAAGATGCTTACGTCAGGTGTACCATGACCCAAATGGGGAATAAAGAAACCCAGGTCTGCACGAACCTGGGTTAGGTGGAGGAGGATGCGGTCTGGAACCAACCGCGGAATACACCTCAACCATATGGGCGTTCTGCCCATATGTCAAGTGGATGATACATGGCACCACAATTTGAAATCTCGGTGTTTGAGTCCGAGTCTCCTCTCGCCAAGGCGTTCTGGCTTGATCAGAGTGGTGAACTGAAGAAAGAGGACGGAGGGCGGCTGACCAAGGGATATGTCGCCCGGAGATCCTTCTCCTACATGTCCGAATTTGCGGATTTCCTCCTAACCCTGAACGGGACCCATGCACTGGCTTATGGTGTTTCAGAGCACCAGGAAGCGCGGGTCCTCTCCAAGAAGTCCCAGGACTCCGAGAAGGGCGGCGACCGTCCCATCATCACGCGCACCCGTGAGAATTTCTCCTGGCCAAGGGGTGAGGGGATATTCCTGATTGACTACGACCCACCCAAAGACGGGCCCGGCCTGCGCCGAGAAGAGGTCTACCAGGCCATCATAGACGCCTGCCCCGGTCTCGAGGACGCGCCGACCATTCTGTGGCATAGTGCCTCCTCGTTTCTCTACAACGGCGACAAGCAGCTCAAGGGTGAAGGCGGCTACAGGATCTACATCCGCGTGAAGGACGCCTCGGACATCCCACGGGCGGGTAAGGTGCTCTTCAAACGCCTGTGGCTCTCGGGGCACGGCTACATACGAATCACCAAAAATGGTGGCTTGGTCGAACGAGCCCCTGTCGATGCAGCAGTGTGGCAACCAGAGCGTCTAGACTTCGCAGGCGGGGCGAACTGCACGCCGCCCCTCGTCCAGAGAAGACCCGCGCCTGTTGTCCTGAATGATGACTTCGACTCCGAGGCCGTGGACACCAGAGTGGCCGTGCCAGATCTGACCGAAGAAGAGGAAGCTGAGTACAACGGTCTGGTCCAGGCGGCCAAGGGGCGGAAAAAGCCCCAAGCCAAAGAGATCAGAAAGAAGTGGCTGGAGAATTATCTGGCGCACCTTTCGGAAGAAAAGCGCGAAGAGATCCAGACGGCCCTCGACACCCATGTTCTTCTACCGGACTTCCCGCTGATCCTATCCGAAGACGACTCGGTCGTGACCGTGCGCGAGGTCCTGGCGAACAAGGAAAAATACCACAAAGTGTTCGTGCGCCATCCACTCGAACCGGAGCACCAGAGGGACAACCTCAAGGTCGCCCAGATCAACACGGACGGCGAGCCAAATGTCTTCACGTTCGCCCGTGGGAATCAGGTCTTCCATCTTCGTGCGATGACGCCGGAAGAGGTCTTCGCGGGCATAGACCCCCCGGCCGAGACCATGGAGTACCCGGAGCCTGAAGGCTTCACCATCGACGTGGACTGGCTCTGCGACATCGACATCACCACGACGCCACCCCGCGACTGGATTCTGGGCAACCGATACCTGCGCGGCTACCCGACCCTGA